TTCTTTTGCAGTCATGTATTTCATTTCTACTTTACCGCTCCTTAATGGATGTCCTTCAGGATACACTAAACCTTTTGAAGGTAATTCTACAATTTCTGTAGGGAAATTAAATTTGTTTTCTTCCATAATTTTTATTTTGTTATAACTTTATTTGTCCTATATAAATATATGACAAAAAAAGAAGCTCGCAAAAAATGCGAGCTTTCTTTAATTGTTTTTAATATTGTATTTTTTTTCTAATACTTTATAAAACTCAGGTGCATATTTTTTAACAAGTTCAAAATAATATTGTTGTTTAAATTCTTTATCATCTGTAGTTTCATATGTTATTAAATCTCTTAAACGAGCAGCCGTTTCATAATGTTCTGTTTTAACACACCATTCTAAACGCTCTTGCATTATATCCGCTAAATCACTTTGTGTCATATAAAAAATTTTTAATACTTTAAGTTAAAGTGAGCTCTCTTTCGAGAGCTCTTTACTTTATATATTGGGGATATTTTAGAATTCATCTTCATCATCATATGATTCATCTTTAAACGAATCATAAATATCATTTGCTATATCTAAACTAAATTTTTCAAATGGTAAATCACCATTAGTTAATCCAACTAAAATCTTGATTACATCCTCAGGTTGATTTTCAACCATTATACTCCAATAATCTTTAACCATATCATTGGTTGGTTTTTCTTCTTTTAAAGTATCAAAGTAATGGTTTGTTTTAGCACGTTCTTTTCCAAATTCTATAGATTTATATCTATCTAATTCATAGGGAGTATATATATTATTTCCATCTTTAGAATATCTTTTTCCTTTATTATCAAAAAAAACTCTTTCGGATTCTTGTCCTATTAGTTTTATATTATTTCCTTTAGTATCTTTACCTAATATAGGGGAAGGTAAAAGTTTTTCTTGAGAATTTTGGGGTTGTAAGGCATCTAAATCTTCATTTAAACGGGATTGAGTTGTGATTTTATTTTCTACTAGCCATTTACCGGCGTTAAAATTGTCTACTTTTTTCATGTTTTTTATTATTTGTTATAAATATACGAAGGAAATTCTAGATTACCAAATAAGTTGTTATAATTATATAACATGTTTTGCAAATTTGATTTTACTGTCTGTTTGATAATTACAATAATAGCATTTTATCATAAATAAACCCTCTCGTTTATTACATATTACGAAAGGGTTTAAAATACAATCCGATAGTAAAGCTCTTAATTGAAGTATTATAGAGCGTTAATAATTAATGGATCAGAAATTCAACACGCAATAATCAGGTTGAACCGTCATTGTAATATTTACAGCAGTATTTTCAGTATCCCAGCTATAATCACCAAAATTTGATTCAGTAATTAATGCACCTTTGATAATCCATTCTGATACGATATCACCTACTGGTCCTAACACATCGAATGTTAAGTCTTTCTTATAGAAATCACTATAACCATCTCTACCTGTTACTGATTCGTGGTGTAAACGTACCCATTCCATTACTGCCTGAGCACCTGAAGGTGTAATAGGATCAAATAATGTGAATTGGATAGTGCCCCAAGTTGTTTTACCTTTTACAAAACGTTGAACGTTAATATGGTTTAAAGGAACTGTACCTTGAGATAGTGTCACTGCACCTACACCTTTAATTTCGTAAGCAGGAATACCATCAATATACATGATGAATCGGTTAGCTTGTTTGGGCTCGAAAGCCGTAAAGAATATTTCATTCGGGTCTAATACTGCCATTTTGTTATTATTTATTTAGTTCGATTATAAATATGTTAGACTTGGAATTTTTAATTTTTTTTGTATATTTATTAACGTAACATCATTTAAACCAAAACTAAGATATGGCTCGACCTCCTTCAATTAAAAAAGAAATAACATGTAAAAATTGTGGTAAAGAATTTTTAGATTTACCATCATCTAAAAAAATATTTTGTTCAAATCCTTGTGCTCAACAATATAAAGGAAAAGATAAATTATGGTTAACAAAAAGAAAAGCAACTTGTTTGGAAAAATACGGTAATGAGATAGCTTTTAAATCACAACAAGTACAAGATAAATATAAACAAAATTTAAAATTAAAATATGGAGTAGAAAATCCATTTTTAGTTAAAGAATTTAAAGATAAAGCTAATAATACAATATTTGAAAAATATGGGGTTGATGTTGCTAGTAAAAATGATGTAATAGGAGGTAAAATATCTAAATCTTTAAAAGGAAGAGAAATACCAAGAAAATTTTTTGTTGAAACTAAATGGGAAAAACTTATTGAATATGAAAAAATATCGGGGATGAAACCTTTATTTGATAAACAATATCTGGAAGATAATAGAGTAAATCATACTTTCAAAAATAAATTCTCATTTCAATGTAATAAATGTTCTAGTGTAACTGAGGTTTATTTGTCTAATGGTTATTTACCTTCATGTCAGTGTTCAGACTATAAAGGATATTCATTAATTGAAGATGAAATTGTATTTTTTTTGAAGAGTAATAACATCAATAACATATTTCTTAATAGAAGAGATATTATTCCTAACAGATTAGAAATAGATATTTATCTTCCTGATTATAATTTAGCAATAGAGGTAAATGGAGTTTATTGGCATTCAGAAAGTATGGGAAAATATAAAGATTACCATTTATATAAGACTGAAAGATGTTTAGAAAAGGGTATTGAGCTAATTCATATATTAGATTATGAATGGTTATTTAAAAAACATATAATATCCTCCATATTACATAATAAGTTAAAAATCAATAAAAATAAAATAGCTGCTAGAAAGTGTAATATAAAACCAATAAATGATACTAAAATATTAAGACAGTTTTTAAATGACAACCACATACAAGGATATACCCATTCATCGATAAACCTAGGATTATACCACAATGATGAATTAGTATCGGTTATGACTTTTGGTAGGAATAGATTTAAAAAACAAAGTAAAGAATGGGAAATGATAAGATTTTGTAATAAATTAAATACAAATGTAGTGGGTGGTGCTAACAAATTATTCAATTACTTTATCAAAGAACATAATATAAGTAATGATCCAATAATTAGTTTTGCTGATAGAAGATTTTTTAATGGGGGGTTATATAATATATTGGGTTTTAATTTTGAAAAAAATACTACTCCATCTTATGTTTATTGGAAAGATAATATTATATTAAATAGAATGTCATGTCAAAAACATAAGTTATTTAAATTATTAGATAAATTTGATATAAATCAAACAGAATACGAAAATATGAAAAATAATGGGTGGAGGAGAATATGGGATTGTGGGAATATAAAATTTGTTTGGAACAAAAAGGGCCCTAATGTTAGTTAGGACCCTTCTATTCATTTTTAATTAATTATTAGCTCGGAAAAACTGCTCCAGTTGGTAAGATGTTAAAATCCAAGTAAATGAATTCAGCAGTCTTAGTAGGTTGAATATAAATTTGACCTACCATCTGGTTTCTGTCGATTACGTCAGCGGTGTTGTTTGAGTCATCCATGATCACCTTAAACGCGTACAAACCTTGTCTTTGTTGTACTGATTCTAGATATGGATTAACTTGACTTAAAAATTGATTTCTTGTAGCTATACTGTTTTGTTCAAACACTAAGTTTTGAGCTACTTGAGAAATATAAGACTTAAGTTGAATTAACAATCTACGAACGTTTACACGGTCAAGTGCAGATGCTTTAGTTTGTAATGTTTTTTGTCCATATACTACAACTCCTGTTCCAGGGAATGTTGCAATTGGGTTAACTTTATTTGTGTATAAAGAATCACGGTTGCTTTGAGATAATTTCTTTTCAGCTCTTACTACACTACCTAAACCTCCTCTATTAATACCTGCTGGTGCGAACCAAGGTTCTGACACGTTATCGTTGTAAGCGTAAACACCTGCTACCATTGTTGAAGCTGGTACCCAAACCAATTGAGCCGAATCTGGATCAATTGTTTGTAACCAAGGCCAATAAGCAGCAGCGTATGAAGTATTTTTAGAATTTGCTTGAGTAATTACATCGTTAATACTTGAACTATAAGGTACTAAATCTGTTACGTAAATTGAATCTCCTCTGACTTGGGTATTATTAATGGCTGTGGTTACTTGT